ATAATGGAGCCGGTGGGAGTTACGGAAATATTGTTAAAACAGTGCATAGCTAATTTTATAACTCCTTTTATAACTCTTGTTCAGAGCAAACAAAAAAACCGCCAGCGATTGCCAGCGGTTCATAGGTATAATTAATTTGTTCTTTCTATTTTATTTTTTATTTTGTTGTAATCAAGCCATCAGGCTCAACTGTGAATTCTGGTTTGTCAGCAAGTGAACCATCTTCTTTGAGATAGTACCAACCAGTTTTGTCTGCTGATTGGATAAAGGCATTAGATACCATGTTGCCTTCTTTACCATCTAGGTAGTACCAAGTATCCTTGTACTTAACCCAGCCAGTCTGCATAGCGCCTTCTTCGTTGAAATAGTACCACTTCTCAGCAATTTTCTTCCAACCAGTAGCCATGTGACCTGAGTTATCGAACCAGTACCATTTACCATCTTTGTGCTTCTTCCAACGTTCAGCAAGCATATATCCTGAATTATCGAAGTAGTACCATGTCCCGTTGATTTTTTCAAATTTCTCTTTAGGATAAGAACCGTCTTCTTTAACGTACCAGTATCCTGTGTTGTTCTTCTTCCAACCAGGCTCAACTACCAAACCGTGCTCGATATCGTGTTTAAATTGCTCACGACTAATACCCCACTTAGCAAGATATGGATACGGGTCAACGTGATCTGAGTTGTTGTTTGGTTGGTTGTTTGTACAGTATTCATGTGACTTGATACCAGCTAAGCTATCAGTGTCAAGTGTTTTTGGAATGCCTGCCTCATCTGCAAGGTCACGTAGTAGTTGAATATATAACTTATAGTCACGCATGAACTCTTCTTTACTTGAATGACTCTCAATTAATTCAACTGCTGCATAACTTTCAGCATTCCAACCTCCACCAACGTCCCATGAACCATTATTTACAGGCCCTACTTGCATAACTCGTCCATTCCCAACTACGTGAGAGAAGAACCCAAGTTCAGGGTCTTTTCTGTAGTGATAGTCTGCTTCATTTTGAGCGGTTGAGTTACGGTTGCCCGTTGAGTGAGCATGTACTTGTCTATAAGGTCTTACTCCGACCTGTGGAAGTCCAGTTCTTAATCTGCTTTTATCAATATCCATTTTTAAATTCCTTTCATATTACGGTTAAGTTGTTGGCCAAGGGTCATCTGTGATGTAAGATATTGACGAAACCCTGATGTCTCCGATATCTTTATCAGTTGGTACTGGGTCTGTGAATTGGAATCGTAAATGATTTGCATCACCATAACCGCCTACATACCACGTTCCATATGGAATACCATCATCGTTGAAAATCTGACCAATTAGTGAACTGGAAGCTCTATATCCAGAAGGTATACCACCGTTTGCTATAAGGAAGCATTTCTTTTCACGATTCCCTGGATGCGCAATAAACGCTGGATTACCACGTCTAACAATTCCGAACCAACCCCATTGTAGTCCACCGAATTGGTAATATACCGTATCGTTGATACGTCGGACGCGTACGTAAGAATTACCTAATTTAGATAACACGTTTAGGTTTTTCCAACCAGTATCACCGTCTAATACAACCCATCCTTGGTTACCATTGGGAGTGCGCTTAATCCACTTCAATGCACCGTTTGTTTTACGTGTATCAACATAGGTTTGACCTAGTGTACCTTCGACTTTCCCGTTTGGCATACCTTCACCGATTAGTTCGCTAGAAGAAGTTGATGGAGTAGGTGCATTTTGACTGGAAGCTGGTAAGATAATACTTCCACCACCGTCCGATAATGTAACAATGTTTCCGTTGATGCTGATTCTCTGAGGGATACCAACACCATCACGACCGTTCTCGCCTTGAGGTCCTGTAAGTCCAATAGGGCCTTGAGGTCCAGCAGGTCCAGTCTGTCCAATTGGGCCTTGTTCCCCACGTTCACCTTTTTGCCCATCTTGACCTCTTTCACCTTGCAAACCTTGAGGTCCAATAGGTCCGATGTCTCCTTTAGGTCCAGGTTGTCCGTCTTGTCCACGCTCTCCCTGGATACCTTGCAGTCCTTGAGGACCTTGCAATCCGTCTGCCCCTCTTGGTCCAGTATCGCCTTGAGGACCACGTTCTCCAGTTTCTCCCTTGTCCCCTTTTGGTCCAGGAGTTAAAGCAATATTTTGTAATTCTTGCTTGGTTGCAAACTGACTTGTGTCTACACTTGGCTTACTCTCTAAAGCTGATATACGCTGTTTTAAGGCGCTATCATCGTAAACGGTATCTTTATCCGTCTTTGTCTTTAACGCTTCAATATCGGCTGAAATATGGCTGATTTCGGTACGTAAGTTACTATCATCATAAGTGCCACCTTGCTCTTTGATTTTTGCAAATAATTCATCTAGTTCTTGCTTGGTCACAACATCCTTGACGTTAACAACTCGACCAATTTCACGTTCGATGAGTGGTGTTTTAACTGCCTTATCAATTTCGCTTACGTGAACATTAAACATAAAGCTGTACACATCTGCTGACTGCTCTACTTTTTCAAAGTAGATGTAGCCAATAACAGACTCATCTGTCGTGATCAATGATGTATCGAATTGAACCGTAAACGAATTACCTTCGATTGTTGCTTCTACTTCCTGGTATCGCTTAGTGGTTTTGAAATAGAATAAGCAGATGACCTTGGTAGCGGTCAATTCATCGAGTGTAAACTTAAACTCTGCATTATTCTTATCGTGGCTGTAAAATTCGTTATACATTTTTTCAATACCACGATTACTGGATAGAACGGTTATTTTTCTTTCGATAACCTTTTTCAAATGCTAACCTCCTTTCTTTAAAAAAGAAAGAGAACCCAAAAGGGTTCTCATATACTATTGGTTCATCCAAGCATCGTTCATTTGTTTTACTGCTGACTCAACGAATGTATCGAGGTCACTGTCAGTCATGTGGATATTGTATTTGCTTAATTCAGCACGGATTTTAATTCGTGCCTGTTCCAGCTTCTCTTCGCCCTTGTAGCCAGTTTCAGCAGATACTTGTTCTACTGCGTTTACTGCATTCTTAGCAAGGATTTCAACAATCTTGATTGTTTTCTCTCCACCTTTTTGAACTAGATATTCTTTGACAGCCTTGACTGCGATACCTACCAAGATAACAAGAATGCTGATAGCACCGTTAAGTAAGATTTCATTGATCTGTTGCATTTGTGTGTTCCTCCGAAATTTCTAAGTTTAAATATTTGTTAAACAAGGCATCAATTCGCCCGTTACCGCCTAGCTTCTTATAGCTTGAGTGCATCTTATGAATAATATCAGACTCATGCACCGTTGTATATCCACGTTTTAGAGCAGTAGTGATATCCCGCTCTAATCGTAGATACATTGTAGCTAGATGTGCTTCATCGTGGACTGCTAATTTATTGTTGATCTCAATAATATTCTTTTGATTATCTTCTCCGATAACATGAATAGTGTTCAGCTCGGTTTTTAACTCTTTGAACTGTTCCTTGTTTAAATTCCCAGCTTTACTGGCTCTCATTCCGAACCATCCAGTGGCGACTACTCCGATTGTGGGTGCTAGTTGTGTGATAGCGTGTATTAATTTCTCAAACGCTTCTGACCATGCCATAACTCCCCCCTTCCTATTGTGCTACTGGTTGTGTTTCAAGTTCACTATTGGATTTAGGCGCTTCCCATTTCCAAACTGCAAGAATGCCATTTTGAGATAGTGAGCCTTCAAGTTGTTTGACTGTTTCGCCCTGATAAATGAATTGCTGGTTAGTTTGAATCAAGATGCGTTTACCTTCGCCATTGATTTCATTGTGTTCTGGATCTTCAATCGCAAACATTTCACCTGGAGAATAACTCTTGCCATTCTCAACAAGTGGGAAGAGTTCAACGAGTTCCTTATAAGTAGTACCGTAAGCGATTTTCTCACCCATGATTGAATCTTGAGCCATAACACGAACTACCTTATTGATTTTTTCAGTGATTTCAAGCAGCTCGTTCTGTTTATTTTCAGTTTGAGCGAGCTTCTGTTCAGCTTGCTCGATTTTAGATTGAGCTTTGACGATCGCTGACCCAGGATCTAGTTCAGCTTTAA